GTTGACCTCGAGCACCACCGTGATGGTGTTGCCAGACCAGGCTGCGCTGGTGAGGCCCATGCGCTCGGTGTACCAGTTTGACCTCAGCTCACCATCGAGGTCATCGAGGCTGACCGCCATGCGGCTGCGCTGGGGGTCATCAAGCATCATGCTGTCGATGGTCATGCCTCGAGGCTCATACACTTCACCGCTGTAGGCCACCGGCCGGTCACCAGTGCAGTATCTCAGCGCCCCGCTGCTGAGCGGCAGCTCGATGACTGCCGTGCAGCTCTGATACCTCGAGGCCAGGGCCGCCAGCTGGTCATCGGTGTAGCCGTACACTCAGCCCCCTCACTGCATCCCAGGGCCGTCACCGAGGATGTCCTCAACGATGGCCCTCACGGTGACCTCGAGCGGCACCTGGGTGTAATTCTCGACGGTGACGTTGATGGTCGGGTCAAACTCGAGATTCATCTCGAGGTTGCCGTCGGTCATGTTTTTCAGCATCTCATCAAACCCGGCCAGGCTGTCACGGGCATCCTGCACCTGCTGGGTGAGCGCTTCCCATTCCTCGCGCACCGAGGTCTCGACCTCATCGAGCTGGGCGTTGGCCAGAGCCTGGGCCTGGTTGATGAGGTCCTCGAGATACTCACCCCAGGTCTCACCGCCCCAAATTCCGATTGACTCCTCGAGGTCGACCAGCCCGGCCAGACTTTGCAGATAACGCTGCAGCTCGGCGTTGATCTGCCCGACCTCGCTGGGGTCGGTGGCGTTGCCGAGGGCCTCGAGCAGCTCGAGCACCTGGGCCTCGAAATAGTGAATCTGCTGACCGGTGCTCATTTGATCGAGCTGAATGCTTTCGCGCAGGCTGTCCCAGCCCTGATTGATGCTCTGGCGCATGGCGTCGATCTGGGCCATGAGCTGCAGCGTGCCCTGCAGGGCTTGCTGATAGGTCTGATTGATCTGCAACATTTCGGCGGCCCGGTCGGGCAGGCTCATCCGATCCCAGCCGACCCTCAGCAGGTCGATCTGACCGCTGGCGTCACCGATGAACTCGCGCCACCGGTCGAGGGGCGTTTTTGCGATGTCGGCCATGATCGCATCCCATTCACCCGAGGCCAGCAGGTCGGCCGACTCAACCAGGGCCTGCACGAAGGTCTGCAGGGCCTCGAGCCCGGCCTCGGCCCCCATATCGCCCCAGGCTGCCCAGAACTCATTGATGACATCCTGGCTGACGCCCAGGTCGGTCAGGCCGGTGTTGATGGCCGTCTCGAACCGTCGCCGGAATTCCTCAGGGAATATCACGTCGGCCAGATATTCAGCCATGGCGTCGGCATCGAGGTCGAGCATCCCGGTGTCGATGGTGCCCTCGGCCAGCACCAGGTCGAACAGGTCAACGTCACCGAATGAGAGCAGGCTGTCACGCCAGGCGTTGGCCGTCGACCTGTACAGCTCACCGATCTGCAGGTTGAACAGCCGGGTTTCCTCGGCACCGGCCCCCTGGTCGCGCAGCTGAGACCCAAACGCCCCAGGGCGGCCTGATTGCATGTACACCCTCGAACGGGGGTCATCATCGCCCCCGCCGAACAGGCTGCTAATGGCCCCGACCACCGCGCCGATCCCGGCCCCGATGGCCGTGCCGATGCCGGGCATGATCATGGTGCCGATCCCGGCCCCGGCCATCATGCCGCCGAGCACCGACTGCCCGAGGCTGCCCTCGGCCGTGGCCATCATGCCGGTGCCGATGCCGACCCCGGCCGTGGCGGCCATCTGGGTCAGGTCGATGCCGCCACCCATGAGGCCCTGCATGACCTGCTGGCTGAGGCTGTCGGCCGCCATGCTGGCAATGTCATCAAACAACCCGTTGAATGCCTCGATGATGCCGTCGAAATCACCAGTAAATGCCTCGAAAAGCACGTCACCGATGCGGGTCTGCAGCACCGCCCCGAACGCTGGCAGCACGTCGATGATGTCATCGAGGGCCCATTTGAATGCCGTGACCTGATAGCCCGCCTGCTCCCATGGGGTGATGACATCATTCTCGATGATGAGCCCGAGGTTCTGGCTGGTGATGCCGACCGCCACCGCGCTGGCGTTGACATACTGGTACTTTGCCGCCTGCTCATCGAGCGTGTCGGCAGCGAGCTGCTGCAGCCGGGTCAGCTCGCTCACCTCACCCTGCTGGGTGACCATGCTGTTAGTCAGAGCCCCGACCTGCTCGGCGGCCGTGGCGGCCCCCTCACTGACCCCGAGCTTGAGGGCCTCACCGAACGCGATTGCCGCATCATCGGCGGGCCTGATGGCATCATCCTCGAGGTCAGTGATGACCCCGCCCAGGGTCTCAATGTCCTGGGTGAGCCCGTCGATGGAATCGCTGAGGTCATCGGCCAGGTCATCGAGACCGCCGAAACCACCCGGCAGCCGGGCGAACTCATCAGCAATGAGCTTGAGCTGCCCCAGGATGCTGCGCACCACCTTGAGCCATGCCTGCTCAATTTTTAAAAACTGGGCCACCACCAGGTCGGACCATCGCAGGCTGGCAAACCAAACGAACGAGGTTGCCACCTCATTGACCCAGCCGACCAGGCTCTCGAGGCTGCCCCTCATGCCCTCGGTGCCACCCCTGACCTCGAGCAGCGTGATGAGGGCCTGGCCCATGCTCTCACGAGCGTCACCCCAGTAATTGCCGAGCTGCTGAACCTTGGCAGAATAGCCCTGCAGCTCGGCCTGGGCCGCGCCACCGAATTGATCGGTCAGCTTGGCCGCCAGAATCTCGGCCCGTTCCATGGCGTCAGCGTTGGTGAGCTGCTTGCGGGTGGCCTCATCGAGCACGATGCCGTAGCGGCTGAGGGTGCCGGTGTTGCCTGCCAGGGCCTTGCCCATGGTCTCGGCCATGATGGCCAGGTCGCTGCCGGTGGCCGAGGCTGCATCAAGAGTCGGGATGAGCACCGTCATGGCAGCGTCGAAATTGCCGCTCAGGGTGGTGAGTTTTTCGAGGGCGGCCGCCGTGTCGGTGTCACCGTAACGGGTGAATCGTTGAATCTCTGAAAACAGGGTTTGCAGGTCGGCAGCATTGTCGACGTATGACTCACCGGCTCGGGCCATGCTCGAGGCCAGGTCAATGAAGATGGCTTCCTGCTCGGCGGCCATGGCAAGGTTTTCGCCCATGAACCTGGCCATGCCTCGAACCGCGACGGCCAGCCCGGCGATGGCCGCCACCGCGATGGCAGCGCTGGCCTTGATGCCGCCGCCCATGGTGTCAAACTTGCGCCCGGTCCTGGTGGCCTCGTCGCCCGAATCCTTGACCTCACGCTCGAGCTTGTCGACCTGCTTGATGGCCCCGGTGTTATCGACAACGAACGTCAGCAGCAGCCGCTCAGCCATCGCCTAGTTACCTCCGGCCCCTGGCCCTTGGCCTGACCGTCCCGCGCCCTCTGGTGCGCTGCTTGGCCTTTTCCTGGGCCTGTTTTTCAGCACGGGCTGCCGAGTCGATTCGCATGACCTCGTTGAAACAGGTGCCGAGCTGGCGCTGTATCGTCGGGCCCCAGTCACCCCAGACCTCGAGCACGGCCTTGATGTCGGCCCAGCAGGGGCCCAGGTAGCCGTTGAGCCCGGCGTGCCTGCAGTTATAGACCCGCATGAATGCCGACCAGGCCCGAGCGGTCGACGGCAGCGGCCGGGGCATGGTGACCCCGGCCTCGCTGGTGACCTCGGCAATCGTTGCCTGCTTTGCACCTGCTACCACCCGCCAGTAATCGAGTGAGCTGGGGCCGGTCCCGAAATAGAACCGCACCAGCTCGGTCAGTTTTTTTCCTCGACCTCAACCGCTTTCGAAGCCAGGTCGGTGGCCGCCGTCCAGAGCAGTTTGCTGAGCGCTGGCACCGTGGCCAACGTGTCGCGGTTCTCGGGGGTGAACGGCACCGGGTTGCCTGCCGCATCGAGCAGGTTTTCCCAACCCTCGACCAGCTCACTGAGCACCCGCTTGCCGACCTCGAGGGCTCGGGCCGTGTCCTGCTCGAGCCCCTCGAACTTGATGCCCTCGCCCTGCAGCCGGGCCATCAGCTCGGGGGTCAGCGGCCTCATCTTGAACACCGCGACACTGTCAGCAAACTCGACCTCAACGTCGACCGCGTTGGGTGAAAACAACCCCTCACCCACCATGACATCACTTTTGATTTTCATGCGGCACCTCCGTGCAACGTGTTAGGGGTGCCCCTCGAGCGGATCGAACCGCCCAGCCCTGGGGCATGAGCCAGGGCTGCCACCGGCAGGGGCACCAGGGTCACCATGCCTCAGTAGCTCGTGACATCGTTGACCAGGGTGGCCACCAGCGAGCTGTTGTCGGCGTCATCCTGCCAGTAACCGGTGAAGTCAAGCGACACCTGCACGCCCTGGGGCCCGTCCACCGGGGGGCTCGACGGGCTGTAAATCAGCTCATTGACCTCGAGGCTGAGGGTCTCGGGGGTGCCAGCACCGTCAGACCATTCGAGCTTGAGGCTCGACTCGGTGTTGGCCAAGGCTTTCTCAAACAGCGCCGCCGATGCAAACAGCGCCGTCAGGCTGCCGTTGACCATGGCAATGCCCTCGGGCAGGCAGCCAAGCTCGCCTTGGGTGCCGATGGCATAAATCTGCTCGAGCACGTTGTCGAGGGTCAGGCTGACGTTGGTGATGTTGGCGGCCGTGACCCCGCCCTCCTCGATGGTCAGGCTGAACTGGTCAATCGTGCTCTCGGTGTAGATGTTGGTCGGCGGGTCATCGAGGGGGTCGGTGGGAATCGGGTCGGTCATGCCCTTGCCCATGATGCCAAACTCGAAAATCACGACGCCCTCGCTGGTGGCGTTGATGCTCATGGTGCCGACTTTGCAGCCGTAGTACTGCAGCACCTCGCTCACGTCCTGGTAGTCGACATCGACGGTCATGCCCTCGGGCAGCGACCCGAGGCTGGCCCCGTTAAAACCGACTTTGAATGTGTGAGTGTTCTGACCCGCACCAGGGGTGTCGACCTGGGTGACGGGCACCCCGATGGCGTGCTTGAGCAGGTGCCCCACCGACTTGAGGTGCAGCGGAAACATGATAGACCCGTCGACCATCACGTTGCCCCTGACCGGTGCGGCCGGGTTACGGTTGCCCCTGAGCACCGGATTCTCGAGCAGGTTGCGCTGAAACCACGCCCCGCCGAGCCCGCTGACCGGGATGAGTGAGCCCACCGGGGTGCCCGGTGGCGTGCCCCAGGTGGTCTCGTCGTAAACGATGACCCTGACCTGGCTGCCGAGTGCTGTACAGGTTGCCATGATGTCTAGTCCTCTCTGCAGGGCAGGCGTGAGTGCCGCCACCTCTGCACGTACATGACCCCGGTGCCATGCGGCCCCTCATAGGTCTCATCAATGAGCTGCAGCGGCCCGCACCTGGTGCTCAACCGTTGAGCGCTCAGGCCCTCGCGCAGCTGCTCGAGCAGCAGGTCAACGCTGCCCCCTCGGTCAGACGGCCGACGGCCGCCGCCGCCGCCGATGACGTAGAGGGCCCACGTCCAGGTCTCAGGCTGGTCGATGGCCCCAGGGGTCGGGTTGATCTGCCGAAACGGTTCAAAACTGATTGATTCTCGGATGATGAAAACGGCCACGGCCAGCCGGTCAAACTGAGCTTCGGTGACCTCGAGGGCGGCCAGCACCGGGGCCGGTTCGATGATCGAGCTTGCCAGGCTCTCAAGCTCGGCCTGCAGGTCATAGTGATAGCCCACCGTCACCCCCTCACGCCGCGCCTGAGCAGCTGCTCACCCTTGGCCGTGATGAGGGCCTGGGCGGCCTTGGACAGCCCGACAAATGGCCTCGGCGGCATCGGCCGCCACCGGCTGCCTGATTTGTTCCCAGCCTGGCCACGGCCGAACTGAGCGACCCCTGCCTTGATCGCATCGCGCTGGGTGCTGGCATTGACCCCGGTGACCACCGCCAGCTGGCGCTGCGACTTTCGCAGGAATGCCCGAGCCATCACTGAGCCAGCCAGGGCCCCGGTGCGTCGGAGTGGCGGCCAACCCTGACCGCCCTTGCGAGCGGCCCAGGGTCGGCCCGAGGGTGAAATGCCCGAGGTTATCGACTGACGGGCTGCAGCAGTGAGGGCCGTGTCGGCCGTCCTGCCAAGCTCGCGCAAGCCTTTGGCCCCGAGCTGGTCGGCCACTTTGCCGAGCCTGCCGAGCACGGCCGTGGCGTCAACGAGAATTCCTGAGCGCGGCATCAGACCGGCCTGACGCGCAGCTCGTTGAGCTGGTCTCGATACTGTTGCGGAATGCTCACCAGCTGGCCGGTGACGGTGGCCTGATAGCCCACCCCTTTGGTCTGGTACTGGTGCAGCACCAGGCCCTTGACCAGCATCAGAATGTCATCGTCGGTGATGGCACCGGATGCGCCATAGCCCACCGAGGCCGTGATCTTGACAGCGTCGAACCGCCTGAGCGTGCCCAGGCTGGTGAAATGCACCATGGGGTAATCGCCCACCCTGGCGTCATAGTCGGCGCTGGTGAGCACCGTCTCGGTGCCGTCACTGTCGAACGAGCTGACCCCGTCGATGCTCACCAGGGGATAGAGTGGCACCCGCACCATGTCGGTGCTCTGGCCCCAGCTCGGCCCGGCCGCACCGTCGAGGTCATACACCTCGAGGTCGGCCTCATCGAACCAGGCCGCCCAGGTCTGGGTCACCAGCTTCCGGTTGGTTTTGCGCTCGACCATCATGGTGACCTCGTTGATGACATCCTCGAGCACCTGGTCATCATCGCGCACGGCCTCAGCGAACGCCAGCCAGTCACGCGCCTGGTCGAGTGTGACCGGTGGCCCGTCGGGTGCAGTGACCAGCTCGGTGCGCATCAGCTGGCCTTTGGCTTGCGCTTGGCCGGTGCCCGCTTGCGGGCCCTGGGCTTGGGCTTGACCTCGGGCTTGGCCTCGGCCGTCTCGCCCTCTGGCTTGGCCTCAGCGGTCTCGACGGTGGGGCCCTTGCCGCCCACCAGCTTGGCCGCCTTGAGCAGCAGCAGGGTGCGCACGTCGGCATCAGGCAGGTCATCTCTGACCTCACCGACCCAGACGGCCCCGACGCTGGTGCGGACGTTTCGGAGAATTTCGACTTTCACAGTGCACCTCGCTAGTTAAAACCGGGGGCCCAGCAGGGCCCCCAGCAGGTTGACGCTAGTGAGTGAGACCACCGGCAAACGAGAACGATGCACCGTGTCGCACGGCAACGTCGCAGGTTTGGAATCCGATGATGCGCACCCGGCCCCGCTCGGCGCTGGTGTAGGGGTCGACCAGCATGTCGAGCCCGCCCCACATTCCGATGAGCAGGTCGTTCCAGTTACCGAAAAACACCGCGCTTTGGGTGTTTGTCGAATAGGTCGCTTTGACCTGGTTTGACTTGAACACCCGATAACCGTTCATGGTGCCATCGGGGGCCATGAGGTACTCGGGGTGACCCGATTCTTTGACGGTGGTCTTGAGCTTGCCCACCATCTTGGCGTTAGTGATGTAGGCCAGGGCTCCCATGTCGGCGTTGGCGACGGCCACGTCGGTCTCGAATTCCACGATTTTTGCCCAGGTCGGCGCACCAGCCGCGACGGCACCCACGCCCGTCTGAATCTCGACGCCGATGGGCTCATTGGTGCCAGCACCGTGCAGGGCACCAAAGTCAACCGCCAGCGCCAGGGTGCGGGTGATGTCGTCCATGATGATGCCCTGAATGCTCGGGTCACTCTGCTTGAGCATCGAACGGGTGGCGGCCGAGTGTGCCCCGACGTTGCGGGCCGTGAGGGTCACCGCATCGGCCACCGGGTCGACGGCCGAGACCTGACCATCCTCGGCCACCCAGGCAGCGGTTGCGCCGCTGGCCAGCCTCGGAATGCTGAGGTCACCGACCAGGCCGGTGAGCATCCGGGCCCCGGCAGCAGCGACCACCGCACGATTGCGCAGCAGGTCGATGTATGACCCGGCCAGGTGCTCGGTGCCCACCAGGTCGGCACCGTCACCAGCTTTGGTGATTTGCCGCATTTCCGGCCGGGGCACGTTGAGCACCTCGGTCGGCACGAAGAACGAGCGCGGCCCATAGCC